CGCTATTTCAAAACCTCCCGCGGCATCATCGGCTTGCACCGCAACGCCTACTACCTCAAGAGCGCCGTCATGGCCCTCTACCGTTAAAACATTTGACGCAGGGCATCCACGCCCCCAAACCCAAACCCCTCTTCTATGCAACCGTACTTCCAACAGGGAGCCGTTACCCTTTATCACGGCAAGGTCGAGGAACTCGTGCCCCACATCGAGTTAGACCAACACACCGCCATAAGCGATCCGCCATACAACGTAGGCTACCACTACGACGATTGCGAAGACAGCATGGATGAGGATGAGTATTTCAAGTTCATGGCCGCTGTCTTTCATGACAAGGCAGTGATTATCCATTACCCCGAGGCCATGTATCGCATCGCCCGGGCCATGGATAGGTTTCCCGAGCGTGTAGTAGCATGGGTCTATCCGTCCAATACTCCGCGTCAGCATCGCTCCATCGCTTGGTTCGGATGTAAGCCCGACTTCCGAAAGGAAGGGCAGGACTATCGCAACCCAACAGACCCACGCATCGCCGCACGCATTCAGGCAGGCAAGCGCGCTCGCCTTTACGACTGGTGGGAGATTAACCAAGTGAAGAACGTCTCGGCTGAAAAGACTGAGCACCCTTGCCAAATCCCGGTGGCCCTCATGCAGCGCATCATCAAGGTCACTGCACCGACCAGCGTCCTAGACCCGTTCGCTGGCTCAGGCACGACCTTGCTGGCTGCTCAGAGCCTAGGCGTTCCTTGCATCGGCATCGAGATGTCCGAGCGTTACTGTGAAATCATTGCACAGCGTCTGACCAACGCGGCCCGACTGCTATGACTCCTCCGAACAACGTCGCCGCGGAACGCCACCTTATCGGCGTTATCCTCCGAGACGC